CAGGGCCTCGCCGTTGCGGTGCGCGTCGGCGCTCCACTCTTCCAGCGTCATGGGTGGCCAGACGTGTCGGCTCATTAGGCTTGTCTCACCTCCAACTCAGGAAACGCCGTCGCCATGCGTTCGGCGCAATCAAATATCCAAACCTGCCGACTCGGCAAGCTCCAAACCGAGAACCGACTTGTACGATTCCTTCCACCGTACCTTGGGCTCGTCCTTCAGTTGTTTGTACACCAAGCGAACCGCGTCATCCGTCTGGCCGGCTTCGATGCGCTCGATCTCCTTCAGGTCGGTACCCAGTGTCGAGCGAGCCCGAATCTGGTTGAGTTTGCCGATCCAGACCGTATCCGTAACGCAAGGATCAATCACGGCGAACAACTTAGCGACACGCGCGGCATCCAGTAGCGGCTCGGCGGAAACCGAGGTTGCAAACCCCGCCCGATGCGCGCGTTTCAGGCAATCAAGCCGCTCCACAAACGACGGAGCCCCAGGCTCCCAGTACGACAGTACGCGATCATCGACGGCCCCAATGCTGAAACGAAACATGATCGAATCTCGATACGGGCCGAACTCCCGGCAGATAGCTTCAATGCACTCACGATGCGGCTTGCTAACCAGCAGAACATCGTTACCGGAAAAGACCAGATTACGAATGACGGCCAAGCATGGATCAAGAACCTCCGGCGTGATATCGTGCGTGGTCGGGAACATGACGCGACCGTCGATCTTGTGCCGACGCTTCCGCACTTCCGCCTCACGTACCCGCATGGTTTCCCATTCGCCGTGCGATTGAATGCGACCGAACCGCATGGCGTTGGCGCGAGCGTAGCAATACCGGCAGTTGTGCGAACAGCCCGAGACGCAGTTCACCGAAGCGACGGACCACTCTTTCGTGCCACTGATTCGCGTGCTAGAATTGACGCTAGACATTCCGGACCTCCTTCACAGGTTCTGAGTGTTTAGGCCGGCTCGAAGTGTCAGCTTCGCAGCCGGCCGCTTTTGTTCGAGGCTCAAGACGGACGCCGATATAGCGGGCGTTGCCGGATGAAGCCGCCTCTAGTGCTTCAGTGACGATTATACCATACCAATCGGACTGTGCCAACAGGTAAGGCACCGCAAATCTGTTGAGTTTTGCGGAAATAGCAGGCGGAATACGTAAATCCTTTAGTTCTAATGCCTCTTTTGCCTCTTTTATCAGCTGGCAGCCGCCAATTTGCACCTGCCCGATCGTCAGAAACACCGTTGTAGGCCGAGCGATATTCGGCAGCATTGCCGCCCAGTGTTTCCACGGGCTGCCGTAGGTGTCGATATCTACCACGTTTTGCGGCCAGCCTGGTTGCGCGAGCACGCGAACGGAATCCAACTTGAGCCGGCCTTTCTTCGGCTTAACGTCCACGCCCCAGTAACTCGCAACCGCGAACTCCTTTCGTAACTCCTGCCACAGCAGCCCACCCCCCTGGCAGCAATCCAGCACGTGGGGCGAATCGTCCGCGTGGTACTCGCGGAGGAAGTGGCGACGCAGCGCCAGCTTCGCGGCAGGGTTGTGATTGTCTGTCTTGGTTGTCTTAGCCATCGTTCGCGGTGCTCTCAACAATCGTGCCTTCGATCTCGGCCAGCCTCTCGACCGCATCGGCAATCTCGGCGAACCGAACCACCGGAATGCCGACCAGCACCCATGCCATTTTAGGCGGTGGTTTGGTCGGCAGCGGCGAAAGGATGGTATCGGCGTCTTGGGCGACTTCCGAGGCAAGGCCAAGCATTTCCCGCAGTGCCTCGCTGTCCGTCTCAATCATCGCGTACAGGTCGGCAAACTTCTCGTCATCCATTTCCGCCATATCGCCCAGCGGGTCGAACGTCGCCAGCACCTTGGCGGCTTCGTCCTCGTCGAGGTCCACCACGAGCACGGGCACCTCTTGCTCTGGCGTCATCTCGGCCCGAAGGTGCCCGTCCACAAGCTCCAGGCTTCCGTCTGGCAGCGTCCTGGCCAAGAGGGCGTCAACATAGCCGACCTCCGCCAGGATGCCGCGTAGTGCGTTCTGCTGGGCTTCAGGATGCTTCCGCCAGTTGCGAGGGTTGGGCCTCAGCTCGGAAGCCTTGACCATACGGAAGTCGGTAATGCGGTTGCGGATGTTCATTGCTCTTCGTCTTCCTCCTCTTCGCCCTTTGGCGGTACCGTAGGCTCCGGCGGATCGTCGTCTTCTTCGGGCTCCGAATCCCGCTGCTGCGAGATCGGCGCGATAATGGCCTCGATCTCGTCAGGAGTCAGTAGCGGGAAGCTGGTCGCCAGCAGAGCCGCAGCGGAGGCCCGCGGCAACTCGCCGGACGAAACGCCATGCACCACCAGGAGCATCGCCTGTATCTGCGCGCCATTGAGCCCCGTCTTCTGAATTTCTGCTGGCTCGGGGGCACCCGTCGCGTTCTCGCCCGTCTTCTCTGGGACTGAGGTTTCCGGCTCCTCCGGTGGCGGCCCGAAGAAGCCGGTCTCTTGCTCCTCCTCCGCCTCGATCCGCTCGCGCTCGTCTGCGTAGTCGAGCGAATGCCGGGCGGCAAGCGTCTGGCGGCTCATCACGCGAGCATTGAGCAGTACCTGGTCGGCTTGCGCGTCTTCCATCCGATTGCGGGCTTGCACACGAGGCCCGTCCGCGTCCAATTCGATCAGGTCCAGCGTATTGGCCGGCAAGACGCCACGCCGTGCCTGGAGACGCACCTCGCGCTCGAGGATTTCCAGGTCGGCCCAAATAACCGTCGCCTGCATGCGCTCGAACATCTTGACCGCGGGGCCCTCCGCAACCATCGTGCTGCTGTAGTTGGCGTTGCTGGCGTCACTGGTGAGCATAAACTCGGGCATGACCAGCCGAGAGGCGACGGCCCGCAGCTCTGCCTGGAGGGCTGCGATGTACTTTGCCACGTCGATGCCTTGCGCGGGGAAGGTGTACTTCGTTCCGGGGCCGTGGTCGATGATCGTCCCCGGCGCGTATTGCCGATAGGTCCGCTCCGTTCCGGTGGTCTGGCTGCGAGTTGTTGCGTCGGCCTGGTCGGCTACGTACTGCTGGATCGTCGCCTTGCTGCTGGCGACGTGCTCGCGCACCATCGCGATGGCTGACTGGATTTCCGAGACGGTCGATACGTTGCGTAGCAGCTTCGCGGCCCGAATCAGGTTCTTCCGCACCGGGTAGAACGTCGGCACGCCGCGTGGGACAACCAGGTCGACGTTGGCCTTGCGATGCTGCACCTGGTCGGCATCGACCGGCTCGAATCGGTTGGAACCGTAGGTCTCACGGACGTAGTACCGCTCCGGCGTCTCGGCATCGCCGGGGGCGTGCTCAATTCCGAACACTGCACGGGTGTTGCCTTGCGGGGTGCTAACCAGCTCCGGCTCGATGAATCGCACGTCCAGGCCGCTTTCCGTCTCGAACAGCCGGAGGAACACCTCCCCGTCCCGGTCCCAGCGGCGGAGGCACTCCTGTTGCCGTGTGTGCCAGCGGTTGCGTTCGATGAACGCGGCGACAACCTTATCGACCTCCTCAAGCAGCTCGTCAGGCGGCTCCATGCCGGCCTTGGCGACGATCTTGTAGGTGTGCCCTTCGCCAACGATGTACGATACGCGGTTCTCCACGGCATTGATGGCGAACTCGTTGGTAAGCACCAAATGCCGCGACTGGTTGCGGATCTCCGTAAGCTGGCTTTCGGTCGTGTAGGCCAGACCGGCCGACCAGGTTGCCCCTAAGCTCTGGCCCGCGGTCGATCGGCCGTCGAAGTCGAGCATTTCCTCGTCACGGACCAGGCGGTCCCAGAGGTCGAGCGTGCTCTCAAGGAATCGGGCCTGATGCTCCGCAATGCGGAGGTTGACTTCAGCTTGCGTCGGCATGGTTACTCCCTTCCTCGGCCAGCCTCGATCGGGAGGCGAATGGCCATTTCCAAGGCGTCCGGCCCGTCGTCGTGGTCGGCAAGGGGGAAGTCCCGCAACTGGTCGACCAGGACGTGACAGCCTGGCGAGTCGCTCTTGAACCGCAACGTCCGGTTG